CTTGGGTTCTCTTTTTGTCGTCCTTGTAGTAGTCTGTGTTTGAGCCTTTTGCGTTGCTTGAGCTGTTTGTGGTTCTGTTTGAGCCTTATTCATCAAATCAATGATATTGAGAATTTTTTTGATATCCGAGGTCATTACATCAAAAGAGCGTCCGCCTGAAATAACGCGCATACCGTCCTTAAATTGGCTAATCTGTGTGATGGAAGGAATCATAAGATTGAATGCATCGACCTGGCAATTGAACACTACACGCATATTCGTAACATACAGCTTTCCCTTGTAGTATTCTGTTTCGGTTTCTTGCCGGATTGCACCAGGCTCTTTTTTTCTCTTGATGCCCGAAATCCAAGGCGTAATAAAGAACGAGGTCTTTGTCTTTCCTTTTTCTTGCACAAGGCGAGTAACCTTCTGATATGATTTAGCGTTTCCTTCATAGAAACAAACTTCACCATTCAGCAATGGTAAAGAAGGATTTTTGATAATCAATTGTGCTAATTGGTCATAGTAAACGTTCATAATCCACACCCCAAGAATATGTTGATAAAAGTAAGTCCTTAATTCACCACATTAAAGTATAACATACAATTGTGAAAAATTCTACACATTTTGAATATACTTAAAATTTTCGCACTTTACGGTGGTATAATCAGTATAATCAAGCAAAGTCCGTTTTATGGGACACATCTTTCTTTATAATGATGGTATCAAATAAAAGAAAGAAGGTTCTCAAATGTATTACTACTGCAAAAATAGCAGAAAAAAGATCATCCATTCTATTGAGTGTTTCCATGTCCACAAAACCGAAATTGATAATATCGGTTGGTTTGAATCTCTCCCCGAAGCCTATGAACAGGGGTATAGACTTTGCAAGCACTGCAGTCCTCTTATCAAATACTATAAACGTGAGGACGATGAAATCGTTGATTTCTGTCGTAAAAATGGTTTGTCGGTTTATTTGGGAAACAAATGTATTTCTATAAGTTCCATTAGAAGTAAATGGAAAATTGCCTTAGATAAAAAGAACAGAATTGTTCTGTATCACAAAAACGATTTCACAACAGACAAAGACCATCTGAGCGAAATTAGCGGATACCACTTACAGGGTGATGCACGAAGAAACAGCATTGTTGCTTATCTTCAGTACATAGTCGATCACGATTATTATCGTATGCTTAATCCGGTTTATATCCCCAAGAAGAAAAAGGAATCGCCTCCACCGAGAAAAGGCACCAAAAGATATAAGAGTGCTCAACGTAGGATCGAGAAGTATGAACGCAAGAGAGCAATTAAAAACGTGCTTAACCTCATAGAATCTCTTAGCGTACCATCTACACAGATGCCTGCAATGGCTGCTTGTTAAAAAGCAAAAACTCCTCACCGCCATAATGGTAGTGAGGAGTTCGTTTTATGCTCTTATACTTTGTATTCAGTTCCATCCTTAAAGGTAAAGCGGATATCCGTATCTGCGTAAACTGTGATGCGGTCAACCAGGGTGTACCACAAGACTTCATCGAACTCTGTAATAATACTGTCTTGCTTTTTGAGTTCACGCATAAAGTGGTCGGTTTGTAAGCGCCGTGCCTCACGGTCTCGCTTGGTGTCGTGGATTTCTTGGAGACGCTTTTTCGCTTTCTCGAACCTTTTAACCAAGGCATCGTACTTCTTTTTGTACTTATCTTGGCTAATGGCCGTGCGGGCATTCTCATCCACACACTTTTGGATGAGCTCTGCGGTTATGGTCATTTCTTCCTGAAGTTCAGTAATCTCCGCATCAAAGCAGACGGTGTCAAAAATCAAAGGGCGTACTTCTTCGTAGTTGCGGATGATTTCCTTTGCATCGGTAATCAGAAGGTTCACCGCTTTTACGAACAGTTCCTTTATCTGCTCCTCCTCCAGCTTGGGGGTGGAGCATTTTTCTTTGCCCTTGAACTTGTGGTTGCATTGGTAGATGACCTTGCGGTATTTATCGTTGGAGTGCCACACCTTTGCACCAAAGGCTGCACCGCAATCTCCACAGAAGATTCGACTTGCGAACATTCCTACACCGCTGTGTCTTGTAGGCATCGAGCGTCTGCGTTCCACCTCGGTTTGAACCATATCAAACACCTCGGGAGCAATAATTGCCGGATGGCTGTTTTCTACATAATATTGCGGAACTTCACCCTCATTGACCTTTTGCTTTTTGGTTAGAAAATCCACCGTGAAGCATTTCTGAAGGATGGCATCACCCTTGTATTTCTCGTTTGTGAGAATACTTAATACCGTGCCGGATTGCCATTTTGTTTTGCCCCCAGGGGTTGGTATTTGCTGCTCGGTGAGGTATCGTGCAATTCCGCTCGGTGTTTTACCTTCAAGGAAAAGCCCATAAATAAGGCGTACAATCTCGGCTTGTTCTTCGTTTATTACGGGTGTGCCGTGTTTGCCGGGGCCTTTGTCATAGCCAAGGAACTGTTTATAAGGCATACTGACCTTGCCGTCTGCGAAGCGTTTACGCTGTCCCCAGGTTACGTTCTCGGAAATGGAACGGCTTTCTTCCTGGGCAAGGCTCGACATAATGGTTATAAGCAATTCGCCCTTGCTGTCCAAGGTATGAATGTTTTCCTTCTCGAAGTAAACCTCGATGCCTTTTTCCTTGAGCTGTCGAACCGTGGTCAAGGTGTCAACGGTGTTACGTGCGAAACGGCTGACCGACTTGGTTATAATCAAGTCAATTTTGCCATCCAAGGCGTCTTGAATCATTCGGTTAAAACCGTCTCTGCGTTTTGTGGAGGTGGCAGAAATACCCTCGTCCGTGTACACCTCAACGAACTCCCAATCGGGATTGTTTTTAATGTACTTGGTATAGTAATCCACCTGGGCCTCGTAGCTTGTTAGCTGTTCCTCAAGGTCGGTTGAAACACGGGCATAACCCGCAACCTTCTTTTTGACATCAGAACCGAATGGAACGGTTGTGAATTTGTGTACGCTTGCGGGAATTACTCTTATTTCTTTTGCCATCATTCCACCTCCTTCGCAGCATAGCGTTGCAATGTTTTCTGTCGTGCGGCTTCCTTCATTTCGTCCGTCCAGCTTTCTGACCTGGAGCGGTCCTTCCAGGTGCGTTCTTCCGTTTTACCATTCGCAAGGGTGAAAACCAATCTGTTATTCTCGCAGATGCGAATCTCGGTTATCTTCTTGCGGAACACATCTTCGTTGAATCCCTCAAGACCGAGGACATCGTTACAAAGTGCAATAAGTGTTTCCTCCGGCAGTTGCTTGGATTGTTGACATAAAGCCTTGCCTTTTTGGTTGAATGTGGCGCAGATCCAAACGACTCTTGATTTGGTTATTTTTCTGCGGTAATAAGCACCGCAGCAATCGCAAATCATCTTGTGTGTAAATGGGTACGTCTTTTGAACTTGGGACTTGTGTTCAAATCCCTTTAACCTTCGTGCAATTTCATTCTGCACCGCCATAAATGTGTCCATATCAATGATAGGTTTGTGAGCATCGGTTGCGTGGTACTTTGGAAGTTCGCCACGATTTACACGGGTCTTTTTGGTGATGTGGTTTTCACGAAAGGTTTTCTGCAACAGCAAGTTCCCTGTGTAGGTGTAGTTCTTGAGGATTTTGGAAATGCTGTTTTGCGACCACTTGTTATTGTTTCGGGTTAATATGCCTTCAGCGTTGAGCCGTTTGCAAATCGCATTGTAGCCAAGTCCCTCCAAGTAGTAAGCAAAAATCTTGCGAACAATTTCTGCCTCTTCGGGGATAACCTCGTAACACTCACCATTGTAGCGATAACCCAACATTCCATAGGTCCAGGGTTTACCTTCCTCGAAGTTCTTTTTGATGCGCCACTTCTGATTTTCGCTTGCGGATAGGCTTTCTTCCTGTGCAAAAGAAGCGAGGATGGTCAGCATCAACTCACCATCCCCGCTTAAAGAGTGTATATTCTCACGCTCAAAATAAACATCCACACCGTACTTTTTAAGTTCACGTACTGCCTCAAGTAATGTAACGGTATTTCTCGCAAATCTTGAAATCGACTTTGTAAGAATAATGTCGATTTCACCGTTACGGCAAGCCTTGAGTAGTTTCTGAAAATTAGTACGGTCTTCTTTCGTGCCGGTCAACGCTTCATCTGCATAGACACCCACGTATTCCCATTCCGAGTTTCCTTGGATCAGTTCGCTGTAGTAACTGACCTGCGCCGACAAAGAGGAAAGCATCGCATCCTTGCCGGAAGAAACACGAGCATACGCAGCAACACGCTTTTTCTTTTTGAGAAGCGGTATGGTGGGTTCAATAACCCGTATTGTCTTTTTCATACGGAACACCTCCTTTATTAGTCACCTTCAGATACATCTTCGGTGTTACACATAT